AAGTTGTAATTCTTTTTTTATATCTTGTTTGATTAGTTACTAGTTTTTTTTGTGTTGCTTCTAAAGTTTTTAATTCTTTTGTATTTCTCTTTATTTCATCATCTAAAGTATCTTTATCAGTTTTAGATTTAACTTTTTTACTCGCATTACTCTGCATTAAGTTTAAGTTATATTGAGAATCTTTTTTTAATTGAATTTCTTTATCTAATTCCTCTATCTTTCTGGAATTAGAATGTATTTTTTTTCGTGTAGATCTTAATTTAGATGGTAAAATTATTAAAGGCTTATTTTTACTAAATTGTTTTTTAATAGTTGTAAAAGCTTTTTGTGTTTTTTTTTTGTTTTGTCTATTACGAAAATTAGATTGTATTTTTTTTACTGCTTTAAGAGTACGACTACTAGCTTTCGGTGAACTAGAACTACTTTTAGAATTAGGCATATAAAATATCAATATATTTTATATTTTATATTTTATATTTTATATAAAATATATTAGATAGTGAAAATTTAAAAATTTAAAAAAATTATATAAAATTATAACATTCTTGACTACAAAAATAAAATTTACCATTTTTTTTATAAAATAATGTTGTAAATGAAAATTTTTTATGACAAACATGACATTTAATATTTGCCTGATTATATATTATTTTTAACGCATCATCACATAAAAGATTGAAATCAGTTGGCATTTTCAACCTCTTATAATTGTTCACTATTTTGTTTTAAGTTATTATAGCGATTATCAATTTTAATTAAAAAATTTTGTAAATTTTGAGAGAAACTTAAATTTTCATCACATATCATTTTACAAGTTTGTCTAGGTGAATTTAAAATTTTTTTATCATATAATAAATAATATTTTTTTTCATTTTCTATCGTTTTGAGAGAAATGTATTTTGGTAAACTTATTGCTTTTTTATCGTTCAATTTTTTATCTTCTGTGTCTTCAATTGTTTCATCTAAAACATCATTTTCTATCTTATTTAATAAATCTTTTATTTGTTGTAATTTTTCTTTTATTGTTATTTTATTTGATTTAGATGATGTGTAAACTTTTTTTGTTTTTTGATTTGGGTGTTTTTCTATCTTAAAAAATTCTCGATATAGTTGTTGCTGTTTATTATAACATTCTCTGTAATAAACTACATATTTAGGTATCATTGATTCATCTATATCTACTGGTAATTTTACAGCATTTATTTTACGATTTCGTTTTTCATCTTTTTTATCAATAACAAAGTTATTAGATAAATCTAACATAATATTATAATAATTTATATAATATTATATAATTTCATATTAACAGCAAATATCAATATATATTTAATTAATATATTATTAAACTTACAGTTAATAATCCCTGAATACCACTTAAAAATTTAGCTACATCTGATACTGGATAAATATCACCATAACCTAATAAACAACCTGTTATTATAGCAAAATATAATCTATTTAAATATTTTTTAAATAAAGATGGTTCAACATTTGCAGGATCTAATTCTTCTGTTTTTGTTTCTTTTTCAACTTCTTGAGTAGCTTTATCTATTACTTTTTCTTCAATAACAGGAGTTGAATACATTTTATCTAATTTAGTTTTTTTTATATTAGTAAAATTTTCACTGATTTCTTGTTTAACTTTATCTTTAATAACTTCTTCTTTAATTATTTCTTTAAATTTATTTATACCTTCAAAATTATTATCATCTAATAGCATATAAATCAATGAAAAAAATACCATAAGAAAAAACAATATTGTGATTTTATTAAATCGTGAAACAATTAAATTATGTAAATTATTTTTTATATTTTCTAATATATTTGTCATAATAAATATTAATATATTAATATATTATTATTTATTGATTAAATTGATTTAAAAATAAAAAAAAATAATTATAATTAAAAATTAAATAATAATATGTCATTAATTGAAGTTCTTCCTCAATATGAACCTAAAATAAATGAAACAAATACAGAAAAAATAGATTTAAATATTAGAGATTTACAAAATAAATATCCTAATGGGTGTCATTGTTGTGGAACTACGTTTTATCCTCGAAAATTTTCATCAATGATTGCCTCTCACTTTAACACAGCCAAACATAAAAAAAAATGTTTATATCCAGCAAATCAGTTATTTAAAGAAGAATTTGGTTTATCAAATAATTTAACAGAAGCATTTGACATTAAATGCAAAGAATTGAGAGAATCAAAAAAAATAGCATATCAATACAAAGATGAATTAGATAAATTAAAATTAAAATATGAAACTCTTGAAAAATTAAATATTAAATTACAAGAAAAAATTTCTCAAAGTTTTACACCAATTGTTAAGTGTGAAAACTTAATTGATTTATAATTATGTAACATTAAATAATACTATTTAAAATTTAACCGACTTTGTCAAATAAAACCAAAAGAAAATACCAACAAATGCTTTACTTAATAAATCTAAAATATTGTAACCAAATATTTTTGTAAGTTGTGGCATTTGATAAAATACTCCATATAATGCCCATAATACTACAAATAACCAAAAAATTACATGTGACTGTTTAGTTTGTTTTGTTCCAGACATATAAACTTTCCAAATTGTTCCATACATTAAAATGAAAAAGACAAATCCAATTATATTTGCTATTAATGTTGGTAATTTACCTAATTCACCAATATATCCCGAACCCAACATCAAGAAATTAAATACTAAAATTAAAACAAATGGCATAAAACTTACTACTTTTTTATTTTCCATTCCTAAAACCATACATAATACTAGAAGCATAAGTGGTGTACTAATAGCCCAATCTGTATACCGCATATCATTTATTTTCTCATATGGCAATTCTATTTCTTTATTTTGATCATTTTCTTGATTTTCATTTAAACCTTCTTTTTCATCTAAATTTTCTTTTTGTTCTTTTTCTACTTTATTTAATTTATCTACAAAAACTCCATAAAAATATCCGGCAACAACTGAAATACATGTCTCTAAATTCATAATATGACGAATTTGAGGAACCGGATTTCTTAAAGCTTCAATAAAACATATTGTACCAGTTGTTATTAAGAATATGTATGTAAAATAAAAACTGCTTTTTACTAAACTGATTTGCATTTATTATAAATAAATATTTTTATTTTACGACTAAAAATATTTATAATTATTTGCCAAGAAAAGAGCTAATTTATGTACTTAATTTGAGTACGCTAAACCACCCATACCACTCATGATACGGAGGACATTGTAGTTAACCGCGTATACACGTACTTTGGCTGTGTTAACACCCTGTACAGTCGCATTCGAGAGAACTAACTGTAAAGTGGCATTGTCAATACGCGAGAAATTGCATGTGCCCGATGGCTGGTGCTCTTCAGGGCGAAGGGCAAACGAATAAACATTAATACCAGTGTCAGGCGCGCGAGTGTGGTGCTGGAATGGCTGAACTAAATCAAAGTATGTGCCTTCACGTTCCGAGAAACGATCCTGGCCATTTAACTGTAATTTAGCAACAACAACTGGATTTTCACCCCAGCAGTGCATGTCTAACGCAGTTTCCGATAAAACGAAAACACCCGCATCAGATAGTTGCGATCCTTGAGCATCATCACCACCAGAGTCAGCTGGGGTGCCTGTCGCAAATGGATCATCAAAATAACCTGTTGAATTGATGAAACCACCGGAAGCTGTAGCAATAGTATCTTTGCCACCAAACGCATGAACAGCATTGGGTAATGCATCATACGCATCGGTATAATTGAAAGGCTGAGCACCTAATAAATTATTTAAAGCTGTGTTTTTCTGAAGCGACGCACAGTAATCTACATTAGCATCTGGCTGAACAACCCAGATTAATTCTTTGCAAGGATGATTTAAATTTAATTTGATTTTATTAGATGAAGAACCAACCGATTCATCACCAGTGAACTGTAACTGTTCAATTAAGTATTCATGTGGATTCTGCGCCATGCGACGACGTTCATCAGTGTCTAAGAAAATGTAATCAACAAATAATGATGCAGCCGCTAATGACTGTTTGTAAGCATCATCAACTTTTGTACCTTGGCCATTGTAGTTACTAACCGCCCATAAGCATTCTTCAATATTGCGGATATCAATATTGATTTTAACTTCGTGGTATTGGAGCGCAATTAAAGGTAAAGCTAAACCGGGGTTACGGCAATACCAGAACTGTAAAGGAACGTATAATGTTGTTTCAGGTAAAGCATTGCGAGGAGCACATACCTGACGAACACCATCGGACGAGCAGGGACCATCAACATCAGCAAATGTGGGATCAGTTATGTATGTTAACTGAGTGGTATTACCAATCATTTTGTAATAACCACGTTCCTGTTCTTTCGATAGAGTTAACTGATTCCAGATGTGCATCCAGTCACCGTACTGGCGATCGATGCGCTGACCACCAATTTCAACCTCTACCTGTGATATTAACTGTTCACCTGGGAAGTCTAACCATCTAGCATAAACGCCATTACCATTATTAAGAGATTGATTAATTTCAGGTAATGTAACCTGTAAGTATGTGCGGTAAGCTAAGTCACCATTACGCGAGATGGTACATGTAACACGGCGACCAAAATCGGCCTGGCCATTGAAAGTTTGTTCAATTGATTCCATCGCGAAGTTAGTGTGACGACGGTATGTAACTTTCCAGAAGGTAATCTGAGGATTACCAGTTAAATATACGTCCTGCGCCCCGTAGGCAACTAATTGCATAAGTCCACCAGCCATTTTTTATAATATCTATAAAGAAAAAAAATTTAAAAATTTAATTAAATTAATTAATTTAATTAAATTTAATTAAATTAATTATATTTTAAATAATTACTCTAAAATAAAATTTAAATTTTATTTTGATAAATACTTTATATAATTGTTATGACAAAAGATATATTTAAAACATCATCAGTTACATTAGATAATAAACATAATGAATTAATTAAAAAATATAAAAATGATGAAACTGTAGTAATTCCTAAATATCAAGAAGAAATTCAAAAACTAAAAAAAATGTTATTAAAAAATAAAAAAAAAATGTCTAATGAAATAATTCAAGACAAAATCAAAATTTTACAAAATAAAATAATATCATTAGAAAAAGATAAAAATGAATATTTTTTAGAAAATGCTAAATATTTATTCTGTTATTTTGAAAAAAAAAAAAAAATTAATAATCAAGATATTGAAGAAAATAAAATAGAACAAAAAATTAAAAGTCTAAATAAAAATAACAGCAAAAAAAAAATTATAAATTCATTATTTAATATTCCA